AATTTTAACATAATCCTCGAGTGTTCCACCAGTTTCATTCATGAAGTCTACAACTTTTTGAATGTTTTCTGGTAATTCTGTTGCTGTGTCCTGTGAGGTTTGTACAGCTTCTTCTACTTTGTCTTGTAGTTCCTGTACTTCTTCTTTTACCTCTTCTTTAGGTTCTTCTTTTGTTTCTTCTTCAATTACTTCTTCTAAAGTTAATTGACTATCTTCTTGAACCTCTTCAGTAACCTCTTCTTTTTGTTCTTCCTGAACAGGCTCTGTTTTTTGCTCTACCGGTTTGCTTAAATCAACTTTATACATACCGTCTTCGGTTTTACCCGTGTCTTGTCCTGCTGCTTCAAGTACTTTTTCTTCCTTTTCTGCGGCAGTTGGTGTTTCGTCAACTACGACGTCTTTGTTTTCTTCCATGATAAAATATTATAAAAATGTGTTTGCAGTTTTTATTTAGGCTCAAACTGCTCTAAGCCAAATCCCCCCAAGTTATCAAATCCTGCTGATTCAAACTTTTTTGGCGGTTTATTGTTTTTTCTTTGATCTATTAATTCAGATTGTTGTGAAGCTTGTATTTTTGTTCTTTCATCTTTCCTATCTTCTTTAAACTTCTCTTTATCTTTAATTACATTTAAATCAGCGTCTTTAAGTTGCATGTTCATTTGGAATTCCTTTTCCATTAGCATCATTTTAATTTCTGCTTCTTTTTCTAATTTTTGTGTATCTAATTGTGCTTGCATTTGTGCTAATTGCCCTTTGCTTTGAGTTATTGCTTGTTGCTTTTGAATATCCGCTTGTGCTGCTGCTTGTGCAGCTTTCGCATTAGATTGAGTTTGTAATTGAATATTTTCTTTTTGCTTAGCTCTATCTTTTTCTTCTTTTTGCTTTCTTCTAAGTTTTAAAAGCTGATTAGCTAATTTTAAATTTCTTATTTCTCTAATATCAATAGCATCTTCTAAATTAATTTGTTCTTTTTGAAGAGACATTTGTATATTGTTTTCAAGTAATTGTTTTTCTTCTTCATCAGGTGTTAATTCTAAGAAAATTCCAAAATCATGAAGTTGTAATTTTTTAACTTCTTCTAAAGCCCCTACATTCGATCTACCTATAGCTTGTATAAAAGATTTTCGTGTTGGGCTGAACTCTAGCACATCTGATATTCTTAGCGATATAGCCTCAGCTGTTTTTAACGTAAGATATAATCCGCTTTGTAATATGTGTCTTGTCGCTGTATTTGAATTTGCCGCTGCGATTTTCTGCAACCCTACTAAAGCATTTTTGTCTGGTGTTGAACCGTCTCTTGCTTCGTTTAATCCGGTCACATCTCTTATCATTTGTAAATAATAATTATATGAATTAATTAAACTTGATATTTTAGCGTTAGACCCAGATGATTGTAATTCTTGTACAGGAATTTTACCATTGTTAAATTCACCGTCTTGTGTCATTGATCTACCAATAACAGAACCTGTTTGGAAATACATATTTAATGCTTCTTGCGCATTATAATTAGTTCCATTACCTAAATCTATTTCAGCAATACCGTCTGCATCTAAGTAAACACCATCAGGAACCATTCTTGATAATACCTGTTGTAACTTTAAATGTGTTAATTGAATCATATCTGCAAACGTAGTCATTCTGCTTACAAGAGATTCAACTCTACCTTTATATATTCTTGGTGCTACAATATTATAACTAAACTGGGCTTTAACTGTATCTGACTTTGGTCTTGTCATGTTTTCAGCCAATTGCCATTTTAATAATTTATTATTACCTACTATTTTAGCGCCCTCATAAATAACCTCTATTGTTCTAGACTCTTTGGTAAACCTAGATCTAGAATCTTTAGGCGGATTAAAATTATCATCTTTTTTAATAGCTTTAGAAGCACCTGAAGAGGTTTCTTTTATTTTATGTACTTGGTCTTTATATGTTTTATATTCAAAATACAGCACATATACATGAGAATTATCCTCACTGTCATTACCTGCATAAGATTTATTATATAGTTTAGCATTTGTTCCTTGCCCCTCTACATCTCTTCTTATATCTTCATCTGTTAACTCAGGATATTGCTTTTTTAAATCAACTACGGACACTTTTCTTATTTCACCTACATAATATATATCATCAAAGTGTGGTGACTCTGTGTATGAATAAACTAAATCAGCTGGGTCTACATACTTTATATTTATCCCTTCTGATGTTGTGTATTCGTTTTTAACAGCGCCCATGCCAATAACAGTTATATCATAATCTAATCTTTTCTTTATTAATTCATATTTATTATGATCGAATACATTGTTAATAGCCTCTTCTTCTGCTATTTCAACAGAATCTTTGTAATCAAGTTGCATGTGAAGTTCTAACTCCTCTTCGCTTTCAGGCAATGTGTCTGGGTCATTCTCGTATATATTTATACCCAATTCATTATAAACTGAATCTGAAAAATTAACAGTTCTCATATCTTTTAATAAAGATTCTACATAATCTGTTCTTTTCTGCACTGATGCTGGATCTTGTGAATATGCTTTTACATCATATGTTCTTTCTGCAATACCATTTACTACAATATCTACAAACTTAGGTATAATAGGAACAGGTTTCCAATCTATGTTTAAATATGATAAATCACCATTAATAGATAATTCGTCTTTATATTTCTGTATTGACTGTTCACCTCTAGCATATAATCTTAAACGGTGAAAATTGTCTCTATTAGCGTAGTACCTAGCTGTACCAGAATCTCTTTTAAACCATTCTGATTCAACTGCCCTTGCAATCTCTAAACCATATTTTTCACTTGCTTTCTCAGCATTTGAAACTGCTTGGCTTGGGAATACACCCTTTGGTAATATATTCATCTATTTTATTATTTTTGAAATACTTCCTTTGTTATTATATTTTTTTAATCCAAAATCTAAAACTTTTGTTTGCTTTAATTGTTTTGGTTGGTACAAATGTCTGTTACAAGCCATTATAGCAAGACCAGAACTTATTGCGGCATCATGTTTTGTTCTATTATTTATGTTAAATTTAGACCAATCGTTTAACGTTGCATTGAAATATATATTACCGTAATCTCCATTTTCCTGTAATCCTACATATTTATCTATATATGATTCAATTGCTGCAGCGTGAATTTGTTTCATATCTTCAGATGAATTAGGTATGCCTCCTATTTCTTTTTCAGCTGTTGATAATTTACTTATTGTTTTATCTGGACGATTCATAGAGTAACCTCTGTAACCTCTTCTTTTTAAATAATACAATAATCTTGGTTTATTGTTCTCCGCGAGTATTGGCATTCCATAAAACACTAATGCCATAAGCACATCTTCAAAAAACATTTCAGCGGTTTGTGGTCGAGCTATATACTCTAAAAAGAATGAATTAACAGGTGCTTCTTCCATGCTAAATACTGTTAACCCGTGTAGCGCTCCTTTAGATCCTCTTCCATCTGTTGTTCCTGATATATCATAAGAGTCACAACCAAATGCACCTATATGCTCGTTACCTGGATGCTTGCGCCCATTTTTTACTATTACGCGGTTTTGAAGATTATAACTAGGAACCCAAGATATATTAAATCTTCCTTTTGGATCTGGTGTAAATATTACTCTTGAATCTTTAATACCATTTTCCCATTGGAAGTTACCTTTAGATACAGCACCAGATGTTACTGTTCCATCATTGTAATCTATTTGCTCGTATATTTTTTGTAAATTAAATATACTATTTTTTGTTTCATCTCTAAACGCGTGTTCCTCTGTTCTTGGAAACTGTCTATAAAATTCGTTTAATCCGTCTTGATCATTTCTTAACCCGTCTGCTTCATTCTCCCAGTGTTCAATTACTCCAACATCGATTTTATCACCTTGGGGTCCTTCGACAGCAGCTCCGGGTGTATCGAATACAGGTAATCCAAAAGAATCAATGAATCCCTCGTAGTTCCACTCCATAGGTATGAACAAACTATATAGTCCGCTGCTAGTCTGTCCGTTGCGGTTTCTTTTTGTAACATCTGAGTCATTGTATAATTTTTTAAAGTTATCACCACCTTTGTCTAAGGCATTTGAAGTAGATCCCATCATACACTTACCAATTATTCTACTTCCTAATCTCAGCGTTGTTTTAGTTACTCGCCAGTTGTTTAATATATTATCTGGTCTTTCCCATTTACCAGATTCATCGTGAACAAGTAATCTTAACTTTTCACCATCATAAGAGTTATCACCTGTGTTTTTCCAGTCTATCGTTGTATCGAGCCCGTCGAGGTCTTTCCTCCCTGCGGAGCCGGTTGTACTGGTGATGGACTTCCTTGTGAGTTTGGATGCTGGGACACGGTAGGCAAGCTCTGTCTTGGGGCGGTCCATTCCATCTTGTATTGGTTTGAAGAAGAATGGATAGTGCGATGAAATTGGGACGACCTTGTCGGTAAACATCTTCTTTGCATCGCTACCAGTCTTCGATAAGATTCCGAATCTAGCATCTGAAGTGAGTGTAGCTTGATTAACTGTTTCGCTGCTTGACATGAAGCTAAATCCAGACCGTCTGTTCTTAAGGTAGCATATTCCATAACATCTTTGATCTGCCTTGCATGCCTCCCAGAATATGAAGAATAATCTGTTTGCTTCTCGAAAGTCTGGCTTCCCAACATCAATCTTGGACCACTGCAGGTAATTGTAATGAGAGCCAGTGATATAAGTATCAATCCCTTTATTGCGGAACCAATACCCATCTTCTCTTCTAGTAAACTCTTTATCAATGTACCCATACCAATCTTTTTTAAATTCTTCTGGGTATGTTTGCCAGTCGAATATAGTTCTTATGTTTTTTAACTCTTTAGGGTATTCTGTTGCAACCCATTTGTTATCCTTGCTATACACATCTTCAGCTAATGGTAAAGCAATCTTTAGGTTTTGTATTTCGTATACATCACCAATCTTACCTGTTTTACTTATAACAATTACATCATGTTCTTTGTTATATCCGTATTCCCAGTATTTCTTTTTATTCAGTCTATGTATCGTTGTACGCTTAATAGGTTCAATGATTTTGTATAATGTTTGCTGATATGACATTATTTAGACCTTTTTTCTGCAAATCCACTAAAAGCTTTTTGTTTATCTTGTGGCTTGTTTTCCAGCATTGCTTTTTCAGATTCAATCCTATTTAGTATTTCAAAAGCATCAAAGATAGCTAACTTTTTAGTTGCTGCTGCGTTCTTTAGTCTATCTGCTGCTAATTCATCTGCTGCATCTTCTACTATGATTTCTTCTTCAGCGACTTTGATTAACTCCTTTACAGCTTTATAACCAGCTCGTATTATAGAGTTTTTCTGTTCCTTTGTGTTCATACTTTATTGAAATATCATTTAATTTTATTCTATACAATCTTTTATCACCGACTATAAATTCAAATTCAGAGTACGGTGTAAATCCAACAAGCTCACCTTCGTTTACAAAATCAGAGCCGTCTGTATAAACCACAATACCTTTTAAAGGTTCTTCTTTGTTTTCCCATTTATCTTCTGATTGTATGGGATTTACAAAACAGTAACCTGGCATTGCTACCCAGTTTTCATTTCTTTTATACATGTACACTTGATCTAAATAACAAAAGTACATATCTTCTTTGAAATAATTACCACTATTTTTTTCAATTCCTCTAACATCGTAGTACCTTCTAAATATATTATGATGCACCATTACTTCATCAGACTCTTGTAGAGGCGTTTTAAACGCACCTGGGAGTGCTTTTACTATTGCTTCTTTACTTACATACCTATGGTCGCTAATCGACGTGTTTAGGATTAAGTTTTTATCAGATACTTTTTTAGTGTTTTTGTAGCGGTTTTCTTTTGGTTGTATTATTAAAGCGTATGGATTATTCATAATCTAAATTATACTCAATACTTATTCCCATGTTTTTATTAAAAGATTTCCAAAGTAACACTTCTTTATTCTTTTCTATATATATTTGGTAATCGTGATCTTTCTCAAGTATATTTGTTATAATGTGGTTTCCATAAACCGCTTGTCCTATTTGATAGTGCATTGCATTATCTTTATAGTCTCTTCCTACACTAATCTTCCTTATTAGTTTCATTTGATTCAATTTTATCTATCTCACCTGTTTCAACATTTATGTTAATTTTACCATAAGTGTTTTCAAGATCAGATTTCATTGTATTTAATTGCATTTCTAATTGTGAGAAATTATGGGCTAGCTTGTGTCCATTGATTGTGTTTAGCCCTATTTCATTTTGAGTTGTAGCAACTCTTTCTATTAAAGATTTTAAATCTTTGTGCTCTTTTTCTGTTAATTTCATAAACTATTGAATTTGATTAAATTATATTATTATGTATATTACACGCTTTTAGTTTATTTTGAATGCCATATATATATACTTTTGACTTGATTTGTTACTTCCATCATAACCGTTAGGAAAACTAAATCCATTTGATGTTAAATCAATATGAACTACGCTTGTTGTATATTCTGTATCATTTGCATTTGCAATTAACATATATCTACCTGTTATAGAACCTGATGGTCTTTTACTGTCGTAAATATTCCAATTATATTGTGCTGTAGATTTAACCATAACAAAGTCAGGTTGAAATCCAATAGATTGCGCATTACCTGAACTTCCTGTTCCTGTATAACTTCCAAACTTACTATATCCTGATACTGAATGGAAACAATAAGCTATATAATCATCTCCACTTCCTGATAAACTTGTTCCAATATTAAATATTGTTGATGTTGGAGGTGTTGAATTAAATAAACTACCTCCTGATGAACCATTACTTGCTTCAGCAGCATCTGTATTTAAATTAACAAAATAATGAGCAGGATTTGCTCCTCCGTTTAGATAAGCATTATATGTGTACCAAGGGCTTGTTCCAGTTAATCTTTTTGTAATTATCATTTCAGGAGCTGCTGAAAGTCCGTGAGGAATTTTATCTGCATTTCCATTACCTTTATACTTAACAATACTAAACCCTGCATTATTATTTGCATTAACTATTGCTTGTGATGAGATTATTCCTTTAGTCCCTATGTTTAATGTACTATTTTGTGAAGCTGTTTCATTGTATAATTTTGTAACACTTGTTTGATCTAAAGTTTTATTATAAATTCTAAACTGATCTAATTTACCTGGAAAATATTCTCCATTATAATCTCCTAATCTACCTATAGAAATAGATTGCGCCCCTGCAGTCCCCGCTGTAACTGATGACGTGTAAGTGTTAAGTAAAAAGCCGTCTATATATAATTTTACAGTATTACCATCTACAGTCACAACGTGATGATGCCAATTGCCATCCAAATAAGGAGTTGCGTCAACAGCTGTGT